TCATATCTGGTATGTTCTTCTCGCGCTCCATCATCCTGTATATATGATCCTTACGTAAAGGAGTACCAATTAACTCAAATTGAGGTAACTTTCTAAGGTATTTAAACAGGTCTTTTTGATAAGTTTTGGCAAGAAAGTATTTTGCTGCAGGTCCTTTGGTTATAAGTCTAACTTTCAATGGTTCCAAGATAGCTTGGACCATCGCAAGTGCGCCTCGATCGCCCTTGAGCTCCATTAGAGTTTCAAAACTCGGAGTCATGGTGCCGCGAAGCTCCTTTACCTTTCCGGGTGATATCTCAATCATCATGTGAAGATAATTGGATTTATCACTTTGGACAATACAGCGTCTATACTGAGCCCATATATCCCAATCATAACCTTTAGGGTTATCCTCGTCAAGAGGTTGGAATTGGCTATCATGCACACCGTTCACGTAGTCTAAGAGGTAACCCCTCTGACCACCCTGTGATCGGGTATATTCCCAGCACGAAGAGTTACTCATCTCGTATTTGAGCTTCCTTTTGGTTTTAAACCTGTACCTTTTGTTTTCACAATAGGTACCAAAGAAGTCCGAGTACTCATTCATATAACGAGCCTCTAAGGCCTCGTCAATTGGATGTGTACGAGAGAGTGCGTCTTTATGCTTAAGCATCGATGCATGAATGAAGGAATCATCAGCGAACTCGCAAGCTCTTTTAACACCTTGTAAAAGGGACCAAAAGAGTCGCAAATTACGCTTCGTATGACAAGAAGACATCATACGCTCCTTCCACCATTTCCGAATAGCGTTGTTACCAACGAAGGGATATTTACTATCAAAATCACAGGGCGCCTCCGGGAGGTCGTTCTGTAAATGATGAGCAAGAGGATATGCAGTGAAGTATTTTAATACCTTTATAAAAGAAGCGTATTCAACACTGCAAAGAGAGCGGAAAATTGAGAATAGTTGAAAATGTGAAAAACGGAAGAATAATTTCTGATCTGAATCAGACATGCAATCAATGATTGCCCTAGTAGCCTTAATGGCGCTTTTCACATGTATCGTTGAGATACTAAATTTCAACAGAACTCCACTTGAACGAGAACGCATAGCTTCACAGTTTAGATACTTCTCCAATTCAGCCTTCGCTGAGAAAGGGGTATCCTTCAAGAATAACTGTGTCGCAGTTTCACCAGCTCTGGTGAACTTGCCGCGTAACATACAATCGAGGAAATCAATCTTG